GGCCGTAGGCTGCGGCGAAGGCGTAGTCGATGGGGCGGGGGCGCATGTCAGGCTGCCTTGGCGTTCATGCCAGACAAGAAGGCGTGCATGCGGGAGTACAGCTCGCGGGCGGGCATGTGGCCGTTGCCGAAGACATCGCGCACGCCGCCGGACTCGTTGGACATGCGGTGGAGCGAGTACCCGCCGTAGGCGCGGCTGAGGTGGTAGCAGCCGGGCTGCGCGGTATGCTTGCCGTCAGCGTTGAGCGCGTAAGGCTGCGCGGGGCTGCCTGTCTCGCGGTTGATGCGGGCGATGACGGCGTTGAGGTCAGCGAGGGTGATGCGTTGCATGTTTGGCTCCGTTGCGTGGTTGGTGGTTGGGGGTGGTGGTTAGCGGCCACAGGGGCCGAGGGCTGCTAGGAACTGGTCATTGGACGGCGTGCTGAAGTCGAAGAAGTTAGCCAGATCAGACTCAAGCTCTGCCTTGGATGTGGCAAAGAACTTGATGCGCTCGCCGTGGATGTCAGCGTATGCGTACCAATGAGCGCCGTCCCGGATAACGCGAATGTCGTCGCGGCCTTCAACGCCGTAGCCTGCGCCGCTATGGCCGAAGCCATTGCCTGCCCACTTGCGAGGTGTTGTCTTGCTGATCTTCATAATCTGTATCTCCTGGCGGTTGCGTTGATGTGGTACGACTGCTCAAGCCTTGTAAATTTCGGCCCACTGCAATGCTTCTTTGCGGGTCTTACAAGTGCGAACAATTCTTTCCTCTCCGCTTGCCCATTTGACAGTTACAGTCCACTCAACTTTTGCATTTGTGTTGTGGTTGTATGACTCGCTGCGATGGATGATTGCTTTGCCTACGGTCATTGCTAGTGTCTTCATGTCGCTGTTTCCGTTGCGTTGTCGATGGATGTATTGTTGAGGTTTCCGCACGATGATGCAACTAGGACAAACCCTAATCTTTTGACCTTATGCTAGTCTTGTCTCATGCAGACAACGCAACATGAGGCGAAAGCCGCAACTCTGCCAAGCGCAAAGCCCAAGCAGAAGCCAGCGCACCTGTTCAAGCCGGGGCAGTCGGGGAACCCTGCAGGGCGCAAGACTGGCGCGCCCACCGCGTTCACGCGCTCGCTCAAGGAAGCCGTGGAGATCGCTGCCAGGGATTGCCACCCGCAGGGGCTGGCAGGCTGGCTGGTGGACCGGGCCAATGGCGGCGTGCAGGACCGGGCTATCTTCGCCACGATGGTGGCAAAGGTCATTCCGATTCAGGTGAACCAGTCGGTGCAGGGCGGCATCTCGATCAGCTTGAACTGGCTTGCGGGCCGCAACATCGGCACAAAAACGGCACACGCTGAGATCGTAGACGCGCAAGTGGTTGATGCCATTGAGCATTCCCCGCCAAGTAACTGGACTAACAATGCGACGGATCAGGCACAGAGCGTAGAAGCCTCTGTGAGCCACGCTGATGACGTCAGGCTACCTAGCCCTTCGCTGCCTGATTCAAGCGAGCCTGAGGGCCGCTAGGGGCCTTAGCGAGGCATTGGCAGCGGGACGCGACCCCCTACCCCCCTGAAAACGCGGAGGGGGGGGTGGCAAGAACAGGGTCCCTTCCCACCTCTCTAGCATTTCAAAAAACACCTTTTGCGCAAACCGCACATGGACCCCATCAACCCACCACACTACCGAAGCCACCCCAGCGGCATCGAAGCCATCCAAGTGACTGAGCACATGAACTTTTGCTTGGGCAACGCGGTGAAGTACATCTGGCGAGCGGGCCTGAAGGCAGACGACCCCATCCAAGACCTGCAGAAAGCCAAGTGGTACATCGAGCGTGAGATCGCCAGGCTGAGCAAATGAAACTTCCGGCATCAAGAGGCGAAGCGTTGGCGACTGGTTCGCCGCATTACTTCACTGGGCTTGCTTGCTCAAGAAATCATGTCGAGCGCCGTCTTACGTCGAATGGCATGTGCGCTGAGTGCGCTAGGCAAAAAGCGGCTTTGCGTCGAAGCAAGCTGAAAAAGCCAGCGGTCAAGTCGCAGCGTCAGATTGCAAAGGACGCTGGCTATGTGCGTTACAGCACTGGCAAGCCATGTGTAGTTGGACACGTTGCCGAAAGGTTTACGTCAAGCGGCGGTTGCTGTGCGTGTTTGGACATCAAGCAAAAAGACTTTATTCAGAACAACGCGGAGCAACACAGGCAGAACAACAAGCGCTGGAACGAAAAAAACGTTGACAAGGTGCGCAAGATGAAGCGGCCTGCCAACGCTAATCGTCGGGCAAATCTATTGCACAGAACGCCCAAATGGCTGTCAGAGCAAGACAAGATGAGGATCAAGGTCAAGCATGCCGAGGCGCGTTGGATGACTGAGCACACGGGCATATCGCACGCGGTTGATCACATCTATCCGCTGCAAGGCAGGCTTGTTTCTGGCTTACACGTTCCATCAAACATGCGTGTGATCCCTGCGCGTGAGAACTCGCGCAAATACAACAAGCTCATTCACACATGAAGCTCCAAGAGTACAAGCCACGGGATGTCTTTCTCCCGTTGCACAACAGACAAAAACGTTGGACTGTTGTTGTTGCGCATCGTCGGGCAGGCAAGACAGTTGCCATGTGTACCGATTTGATTATTGGCGCGTTAGAAACTGCTTTGCCAAGGCCTCAATTTGCATATTTAGCGCCGTTTCGTGAGCAAAGTAAGCGTGTTGCTTGGCAATACCTTAAGGAACTTTCCAAAGATTTTTGGGCCAGCCCGCCTAACGAGAGCGAATTACGCATAGACATTAACAACGGGCATGGAAATGTCAGCAGAATATATGTCGCTGGCGCTGACAACCCGGATGCACTGCGAGGTATTTACCTTGATGGGGTTGTACTTGATGAGGTAGGCCAAATACGCCCAAGCGCGTGGTACAGCGTACTGCGCCCAGCACTCTCAGACCGCAAAGGCTGGGCAATATTCGCCGGAACGCCCGCAGGCAAGAACTTCTTTTGGCAGATACGCGAAGAGGCGCGGCTAAATCCAGACACGCACCTGCTGCTTGAGCTGCCCGCGTCAAAAACCGGGATTCTCGACGCCGAAGAACTGCGAGACGCGCAGGCGCAAATGACGCCAGAGGCGTATGCGACGGAATATGAGATCAGTTTTGACGCCGCAATCCCTGGCGCGTATTACGCCAAGCTGATTGGGCAGGCGTATGACGAAGGACGCGTTGGCAAATACAAAACAGACGGCGCAATGCCGGTCAATCTAGCCGCAGACTTGGGTTATACGGACTCCTGCAGTTGGTGGGGCTGGCAAGAGACGCCGGATGGCTACCGAATCGTGGATTTCTACGAAGCTGACGGCCAGCCGATTCAGCACTACATCGACTGGATCAAGACGCGTCCGTACAGAGTCGGCACCGTCTTCCTGCCGCACGATGCCAAGGCCAAGAGCCTGCAAACGGGCAAGTCGATCATCGAGCAATTCCTGACCAACGGCATCAGGCCCAACATCACGACCGAATTGAGCCTGCAAGACGGCATTGAGGCAGCGTTGAGCACCTGCGGGCGTACATGCGCGAGTGGGATGAGAAGACGCAGACGTTCCGCAACAAGCCCAAGCATGACCAACACAGCCACGCGAGTGACGCGTTTAGGTATTTAGCTCTGAGCGTGCGCCCACTGGTGGCAAAACGACAACATGTGGCTAAAATGGCTCCAAACGCGCCAGAGGGAGCGCATTACGCGTTCACGATGGACCAGCTTTGGGACACTGCCGTGCGTCCTAGTCAAAGGATTGGGTAATGGAAGACGTCAACAAGATTGAGCGTGATGACCAGTTTGGCAGCACGCCGCAGGGTTTGGCGCAGCGTTGGGGCACGGAAATTGAGGCTGCGGGCAAGGAGCTTAAGAAGTTCCATGACGATGCCGAGCGGATTCTGAAGCGGTATTTGGACAAGCGTGAGGACTGGGGGCGCGATGAGAGTCGCGTCAACCTGTTCTGGAGCACGATGAAGGTGCTGCTGTCCATGCTGTATGCGCGGCCACCGAAAGCGGATGTCAGCAGGTCATTTCAAGACTTTGAGGATGACCAGGCGCGTGTAGCGGGGACCATGCTGCAGCGCATGTTGAACAAGGGCTTTGATGAGGACATCAGCGCTTGGGATACCGCTGTTCGTAACGGCATTGAAGACTGGCTGGTGATTGGGCTGGGCCAGATTTGGATGCGTTACGAGGTTGAGATCGAAGAGGAGGAGGTTCCTGCGGTCTTTGATGAGATGGGCAACGAGATTGCCCCCATGCAGATGGTTGAGCGCATCAAGGAAGAGGATGCGTGCGTTGACTATGTGCATTGGAAGGACTTTTTCTGGAGTCCTGCTCGCACATGGACGGAAGTGCGCTGGGTTGCCAGGCGCGTCTACATGACCAAGGACCAGCTAGAGGCGCGGTTTGGCGAAGAAATCGCCAAGGTGGTGCCTCTGCAGAAGCCTGCTTCCAAGACCGACGACAAGCAGCAGCCGCAGCATGACCCGTGGGCCAAGGCTGAGGTGTACGAAATCTGGTGCAAGGAGCACGAGAAGGTCTATTGGTACTCGCCGGGTACTGAGGTCATCTTGGACGTCAAGGATGATCCGCTGGACTTGGAAAACTTCTTCCCGTGTCCCAAGCCGATTGCCGCGAACACCACGACCAGCAACTTTGTTCCGCGTGCAGACTACATCTTTGCTCAGGATCAGTTCAACGAGCTGGATGAGATCAACACTCGCATTACCTGGCTTACGCGTGCTGCCAAGGTGGTTGGCGTGTATGACAAGAGCGCTGATGGCATTCAGCGCATGTTCCAGCAGGCGGCTGAAAACCAGTTGATCCCTGTGGATAACTGGGCGATGTTTGCTGAGTCTGGCGGCATCAAGGGCAAGGTTGACTGGGTGCCGATTGATCAGGTGGTGAACGCCATTAATCAGTTGCGCGTGTATCGCGGCGACAAGACGCAGCAGATTTACGAGGTGCTTGGCATCTCGGACATCATGCGTGGCAGCACCAACGCCAACGAGACGGCGAGTGCCCAGCAGTTGAAGGCGCAGTTTGGGTCTACGCGCATTCAGTTAATGCAGTTCTACATTGCTGAGTGGATCAGCGAGGCTTTGCGTATCAAGGCCGAGATCATCTGCAAGCACTTCCAGCCTGAGACGATCATTGAGCGTTCAAACGTCATGCGCACGCCGGATGCGCCGTTTGCGCAGGCTGCGATTGCGTTGCTGAAGGATGAGCACGTTTCTCAGTACCGCATCAAGGTCGAGGCTGACTCGATGGCTGCGATGGACTGGGCGGCTGAGCGTGACGCAGCGGTGCAGTTCATGAATGGCCTGGGGGCGTTCATATCTCAGGTCGCGCCGATGGCTCAGCAGGTGCCAGAGGCTGGCCCGTACTTGATGCGCATGATGCAGTGGGCGGTATCCAAGTTTCGCGTCAGTACGCAGATTGAGTCGATTCTTGATCAAGCCGTTGCAGGCATGCAACAGAAGTTGCAGACGCCTCCTGCACCTCCGCAGCCTGATCCTGACACGGTGATCAAGGCGCAGATCGAGCAGGCCAAGATTCAGAGTGCTGAGAAGATTGCGATGATGGAAGCGCAGTCGGATCAGCAGATTGCTAGCCTGAAGGCCAGCGTGGAGTTGCAGAAGATCGAGATGAAGGCGGCGCTTGACGGCGTGACGCAGCAGTACCAGCAGATCATGCAGGCCATGAACACGACGGGGCAGATGGCGCCGCAATTGGAGCAGTTGGCGGGTGCTGTGGCTCAGTTGGCGCAAGGGTCTGCGCAGAGTAACGAGATGTCTGCGATGCAGATGCAAGCGTTGATGGACAAGCTCAGTCGCAAGACCAAGCGTGTCCCAATCAGGGATGAAAACGGCGACATTGTTGAAGTTCGGGAAGTCGAGGATGACGCTCCTGACGGGATGGCGATGCTGCCGCAACCTCAAGGGGCGATGAATGCCGGATTTGTCGGGTGATGTGGGTGAGTTGAGCTTCAAGGTTCAGATCACACGCGCTGAGACAGGGAAAGTCGAAGAGTTCACGCTCGTCGGCAAGATTACTGAAGCACAACTGAAGGAGTTGACCGATGGCGGTGACGCACTCGACGGCAGCACGGAACGCTGCAACTGACGCTGTAACGGCGTTGATTGGCGCCAGCGGCAAGCTGGTGTTTCGCCTGTCGGGCACGGTTGGCTCGCCTGGCACGGCGGTGGCTACGTTGTCTTTGAGCGCGACTGCGTTTGCTGCCGCGTCTACAGGCACTGCCACGGCAAACGCGATTACCAGCGACACCAACGCCACGGGTAACGCTTCTCCTGTGGCGACGGCCACGTTGCAGACGTCTGGCGGCACGGTGGTTATTCACTGCGCGGTTGCAGCGTCTGGCTCCGACATCAACATGACCAACGGTCTGACAATAGCGGCAGGTGACACCGTGAGCTGCAGCTCGCTGACCTACACTGCACTGAGCGCGTAATCATGGCGCTGCCAAACGACTCAATCAACGTCACCCCTGGCTCAGGGGCGGCGGTTGCTACGCAGTTGGTGTCGAACAAAGAGTACCAAGTCATCATGGTGGCGATGCCGGATGGAAACATCCAGGGCAGCTTGCCTCAGTACCGCATGATCT